AACAGAAGAAACAGGTGGAGGAAATGGAAGTGTATAACCTTCAGGATGAGGTCTGGAACCGGGCAAGAATACAACAAAGTGAACACATTGTAGATAAGATTAAACAACATTTCGGAGTTAAAGAATGACGCTTGAATGTTCCTGGGAAGAGTTTAAGCACCGTGCTCGTGAGTTTCACGAAGCCGCACCCACACTGGACTACGATGGACTAGACAATGCTTTCGAGGCACTTGGACTAAGTTATCTTGGTATGCGTGAGGACATGTGGCGTCATAGTGCCGCTATCGTGTTGAAGATGGCTACAACAACCTATGTTGAACGAGAAGTGGAGTTGGACTACAAATGACCCCAAAACAGAAGCGTACCGAAATCAAGCGTCTACTGTCTTTACTAGACGAACACAATCGCTTAACGTTCAAAAGAATGTATTCTCATCTAGATATAACTAAAGACATTAACTTTGTAGTTGACGACATGCCAGCAAAGCAGTTACAATGGGCACTACAACAATGTCAAAATTCTTATTACAAAATCTTTAAGGTTATTAAAAGTGCATAAACGCATAGGCTTTGCCTGCAAATGGATCGATACTCCTGATCAAGTGAACGGTATTAAGGCTACCGATCCTGCTAAAATCTATAATACAGGCAGCACAACTGTTGCCTGGTTAAATAGACAGAGCCAGCAGGTTGCAGAAGAAAAGCTGTGGGACCTAGTAAAAGGTAACATCGAATCTACACGCAAGCTGGTAGAAAAGGTAAGCGGATTAGATGAAAATCTTAGAATGGTACGACTCAGTAGCGATATACTTCCTGTTTTCACTGAGCCTCGTTGGGGGTTCTTTTATGGGCTATCCGATGTTCGATCATATTGCGAAAGAGCATTTAGAGAGGTGGGAGATCTGGCTCGCAAGAATAGTGTTCGCCTTAGTTTTCATCCCGGCCAGTTTACTGTGCTTGCATCTGCTAATCCAGGTATTGTAGAGCGTTCCATCGAAGAGTTCGAGTACCACGCCACAATGGCCCGGTGGATGGGCTACGGTCAAACATTCCAGGATCTAAAAATCAATGTACACATTTCAGGTCAGCAAGGTCCAGACGGTATCCGCAAGGCCTATCAACGGTTAAGCCCCGAAGCACGTAACTGTATTACTATCGAGAACGAAGAAAATGCTTGGGGACTCGACGATTGCCTTACTTTATCTAATCTGCTTCCAATTGTTTTGGATATACATCATCATTGGGTGCGAGAAGGCGAATACTTGGTGCCATCCAGCGAGCGGGTTCAGCGGGTTGTTGATTCTTGGCGCGGTCTTCGCCCTACTCTACATTACAGTGTTTCACGTGAAGATTGCCTTGTTGGTCATTGCCCTAATACTCTTCCATGCCGCGACAGCTTGATTACAGCAGGCTACAAAAAACAAAAGATGCGGGCACACTCAGACTTCTACTGGAATAATGAGGTTAATAAATGGGCGCTGGGATTCCGAGATCAGTTCGATATCATGTGTGAGAGTAAGGCCAAGAACTTGGCTAGTTCTGCTCTTTACGAGTACTCGAAAACTATTTAAACAGTTTAGCCAAAAGAAAAGCGGGCCGGGCCCGCTTTCTTACGACCAACATTAAACTGCTGGTTTTGCTTTTGGCTTACGACCGGCTGGCTTTTTAGCGGCGGCTGGTTTCTTCTCAGCAGCAGGCTTTTTAGCATACTGTCGTTTCTTTGGCGCTGGTTGTTTTGCTTCGGGTGCTTTAGCTTCAACTGGGGCAACTTCGGGCGCAGACTCAACGACTGGCTTGACTTCAACAACTGGTGCCTCTACTTTATATGGGGCTTCCGCAGTTTTTTCTGCTGGTGTACCGCCAAATAGTTTCTTTAAAAATCCTAACATGTGGATTCCTCCTTGTGATTTATTTAACTCAGAAATAGTAATATAGGTATATTATGAGTCAAATCAGACTTAAAACTCTATGCTGTTTATAGGAATACATACAGTGTAGGTTTCCTACAGTAGGTTCCCTACATTAACCTAGAGTAAAATATGGATATCGAGTTCGAAATCAAAAAAATTATTGCAGAAAAGTTATACACACAAGTAGAAAGAATAAACAATGTTCAAAAGTTTGCACACCTCGGTGCAGACAGTTTAGACACTGTTGAAATCGTACTAGCAATAGAAGACCGATTTAATGTTGTGATTCCTGATTCTGATACAGAACAGATCAAAACGGTACAAGACGCTATTGATAGTTTAACTAAGCTTCTTAATACTTCCCCACAGGAAGAGTAACACTAGCGGGTAAATCCCATATCTGCTTCCGCTCAACACCCTTACGTTGGGCAAATCTCTTTGCATCACAGTTTGAGCAAACATGAAAATAGTTATTGCTCAATCTCTTACGATGTACTTTCTTTAACTCTCGCCTAAACTCTGCATCACAGTTGTCACAACGAAACACAGCCACCGTCTTAGAACGCTTATAAGTGTGCTGTAAGTTGTTTTTGCTGGTACGGGTATACTCTGACTGCTCTATTTCTGTTTTTAAGAACATACGTTTATTTACATTAGGCTTATAAAATTTTAAGGTAAATACTCGAGCAATCCATTTAACCAGGATATATTATGGCAAGAAAAGTAATAGACATTGGTACCGTTGGTAATGACGGTACCGGAGATAGTATTCGTGACTCGTTTAGAAAAGTAAACGATAACTTCAGAGAGTTATACAGTTCGTTAGGACTAGGTGAAAAACTAACATTCATCGGTCTAGACGATACTCCACTATCTTATGTTGGACAAAATGATCCAGAAACAGGAGCCACTCCTGTATTAACTATTAACAGTACAGAATCTGGAATACAGTTTAAACACCTTAGAGCAGGCACAGGTGTTTCGTTAGATTTTACTTCTAACGAAAATGAAATCTTAATCAACTCAGAATTTTCCGAAATATCGGGAGATCCTAGCCCGCAACTTGGCGGAAATCTAAGTGCAAAATCCGGTGGTAATCAATATCGTATTTTAGATTTAGGAACTAGCGGAGCACCGTTAGAACCAATATATTCACATGAAGCTGTTAACAAAGCATACGCAGATTCTAAACTTGCTAGAGCCGGTGTAAACGCCATTGACCCAGCAACTGGAACTACTAACAGTGCATTTGGTACAATGACCGGGCCCTTGATCTTAGCTAGAGATCCTGTACCCGACGACGACGAAGTCTACGGAGGAATGATTGCCGCCACAAAACGATATGTTGATAACTCTGCGTTCGGTAGCACAGTTAACTTATATGTTGCAACATCCGGTGAAGATGACCGAGTAGGTGTTAGCATAGCATTACAAGGTCGAGCATTGGCCTATGCTTACAGATCGTTGGAAGCTGCTCTAAAAAGAGCTGAAGAGATTGTTTTAGAATCAAGAAAAGAAATAGGACCATATAAAAAGGTATTAACCTACAACAACGGAGTTGGTTTCTGCGAACTACAAGATATCGATGTTGCTCCGAGTTCCGGTGCAGGATTTAGCGGTCAGGTATTGATGAGTGTTAATACTATCAGTCTTTCTGCTCCTGGTACAAACTACAGTGTCGGTGACATCATTACACTAAGCGGTGGAACATTTAGCGAGCCTGCTAGATACGAAGTTCTGTCCGTTGGTGCATTACCGGGGACTTCTAAGGGTCCTGTTATTTCCTTTAGGCAACTAAGTTCTGGTGTTTATACGGCCTTACCCGGCAGTGCATCTGTTGCAACTGTATCTGATAGCGACTTTGGGGCAGGTGCTACATTTAATGTTACCTACAGAGTAAACAATGCACAGGTATTAGATGGCGGTAGCGGGTATGGACTGGTGTCTGTACGTATCGAAGGAGGAGGCGGTAGTGGTGCGTTCGGTACTGCTGACGTTATCGGAGGTGTTATTCAAAGTATTACAATCACCGACGGTGGTAGTGGCTTTACTAATCTTCCAAACGTTGTTGTTAACTTGCCTCGCTTCTTGATCAAAACGGACGGTTACAGAACAGACTTTACAGGCGATGTAACTACAGGAACTCCTACTGCTATCAGAGGAAGAGATATTAGAGAAGGTCTATATCTTCGAGGTGAAAATTCCGGAGCTCTTGCACAAATCTTATCTCACTCCGGCGAACTAGACAGTCTAGGCAATGAAATATTTGACGTTGACATTTTATACGGGACATTTGAACTAGGAGAAACAATCTCTTATGGTGACTTTACAAAGACTACCCAGATAACAATTCTTGTAGAAAGTGGTATCTATGAAGAAAACTTACCGCTACGTGTGCCACAAAACGTTTCTATTGTTGGTAACGAGTTTAGACGCTGTATTATTCGTCCAAAGCCGGGCGTAAGTTCAAGCCCTTGGGCGTTTACCTATTTCAGAAGAGAACCAGAAATCAACGGTTTAACTGTTGCAACTCAACTCTACGGTTATCATTATCTGACCGATTCAACTGCACCTGTATATCCATTAGTAAACAACAAGGGATATTACAGATCTGCTGCCGAACTGTTAAGATTGAACAGACAGTTCATTCAACAACAGGTCATTGGTTGGATCAATCATCAGATTGCAAATAACATTGCTCCATATACTAGTGCTTTCCAATACGATTCTTCACTATGCGAAAGAGATGTAGGATTGATTTTAGATTCTATGATCTTCGACTTAAAGTGGGGTGGAAGCAATAGAACTGTATCAGCAGGTTTAAAGTATTACGGTAATGCTAGCGGACGACTAGCCATTACAACTCAGCTTTCCGAAACAACTGCTGCTATAAGAAGAATCAATACTCTAGCACAGCTAGTCATCAAGAATATTCAAGTAACAGAACTGTACGGCGGTATACTTCCACAGATTGTTGACGGTGCATATATTGCCGAAGTAGGAGCTGTTGGAACCAGTATCAATATTACTAATGTATCAAATGCTGATCCTATTGTTGTTACAACATCTACAGACCATGGATTATCAAACGGCGATCAAGTTGTTATCGGCGGTATAAATGGTACTACTGAAATAAATGGTAACGACTATTATGTTACAGTACTAACATCAACATCGTTTACTATTCATGAACTAGCTGATAGATCTGATCAAATCGACAGTAGCGACTTCGGAGTTTATGCAAGTGGCGGTACTGTAACAGAACCAAGAGGTGTTGTTGGTGCATTGATTGATGCGCTGATTGATGTAATTGATGGCTCCGGTAGCGTTAACTATCCAAAAGATAACGATCAGATGGACATGTTCTTGTGTAACGATGCTGTTCGTTTCCAAGCACTAACTTTCCAAGGCCATGGTGGTTTTGGTATGGTACTTGACCCAGAAGGCCAAATCCTTGCTAAATCTCCGTATGCTCAAGAGTGTGCGAGCTTTACTAAGAGTACAGGTGTTCACACGTTTGCCGGTGGTCAGTTCATTGACGGTTTTACCGGTAACTTAAAGTTTGAAATCCTAAGTAAAGATTCAAATACATTCCTACGTGTTGGCGGCCTAAAGAGAATGCCTAACGTACCATGTAGCTTTATTGTTAATGACAACATCTATCGTATTAACTACATTAGAGATTGGACATTTAATACCTCAGGATCGACAGCATCGTTTATTCTAGACGAGACAACACCTTGGACTTTTGATCTGTTTACATATGATCCAGATATCTGTTCTAGAGACGTAGGTTACATTATCGACGGTCTAGGATACGACATGGTGTTGGGCACAAACTACAATGCCCGCAAAGCAGGATTGACCTATAGACAGGCCAATGCTGCGGTAGTTATTAACGATCAGTTGACCTTAACTGTTGCTGCTATCGAAGAAGCACACGACATTGCCAGCGGATTGTTGGACGGTTACAGTTCTGCACAGTTAGTTGTTCAAACTAGCAAGACCAGTATTGCTAACGTTGTTCAGAATGGAGCAACCTTTGCTCCTTCGTTAACATTTACAAACCCTACTGGAGTTTCTACAAACGTAGCTAATGCTAAGTCTTTATTATTCAGTAATATCGCATTTATTAAAGATGAGACTATTGGCTGGATGAACGCACAGATTGCTGGAAATATTGCTCCATTTTCTACACTGTTTACATACGACTCTGTAAGATGTGCTCGCGATGTTGGTTACATTATCGAAGCCGTAATCTACGACTTGTTATACGGTGGTAACAGTCAAACTAGAGACGCTGCATTAAAATACTATGATGGTGTAGGATCTGCCGAAGAACTACAACTCGCCGCTGGTCAGGAAGAAGAAACTGCTGCTGCGGTAAACTATGCCAGTTATCTAGCGCAACGTGTTGTGCAAAATCTTGCACCAGCATCTACTTACAGTTCAACTCCTAGAGTAACAGGTACAGCAGCCAGTTCCGCTGAAGCCACAATTATTAGCAATTTGATGACTGTGATTTCCAGTGTTATTACTGGAGGCACTGGGTCTATTCCTACAGCAGTATATCCAGATCTTGATGCTTATGCATATTCAGCAACACTGAAGTCTGCTAAAGATATTCTTGACACTGAGAAGTCTGCAATACAATCTGGAACTATTGCATTTGTTGAAGACAATGCCAACATATATGAAGTATTGATGCCTGGTAACAGATCTATGTTAGGTAACGACTACACACAGATTAACGACATGGGTTATGGTGTTATTGTTACAAACGGCGGATTATGCGAAGCTGTTAGTATGTTCTCATACTACTGCTATATTTCAATGTATTCGTTAAACGGCGGACAGATTCGTTCTGTTGCTAGCTCATCAGCACACGGTGTTTATGCTCTAGTTGCCGAGGGAGCTGACCCGTTAGAGATTCCAACTCCTGTTACACTATACTACGATCTAGCGCAGGGTGCCGAATGTTATAACGATGGTGGTACATATACCAACGTTGCCGGCGGACTACAACTTTATGTAACCAACTATACCTATGCTCCATTAAACAACGGAGAACTCGAAGTCGATCACGGATATGCAATCTATAGATATCCTATCACATCTGTAAGCACTGACGATCTACCTGCTGGTGTTGCTAAACTAAACTTGTCAGCATCTGAAGGTGCCGGCGTTGATGGATTGTTTGATGTGATACCTGACGGTACTAAACTAACAATCAGACAAAATTCTCAAACAGTCTTAACCGGTGATGTTGTTGAAGTTGCTACAAGACCATCAACTGGTTTGGTCTTAAGAGAAAGTCCGGACGTTTATCGTATTCTACAGTTTGAAGCATATAACGACCCAGAAGGTGCTAGAACATTTACCATCAGTATTGCTGATCCGGCGGTGGTATCCAAAGTAGGACACGGACTTCAACCAGGGTATCAAATCTCATTTGCAACTACCGGTAGCTTGCCTACGGGGGTAAGTACTTCTGACATTTATTATGTATTGGCAGACAACTGGACTGAAAATAGTTTCCAAATAGGATCTACTAAGGGCGGGCTTGCTATTGCAACTTCTGGTTCACAGAGTGGAGTTCATTCATACACTGTAGAAGGATTAGCAAGAACAACACTAAGAGAAAACTACAATTATGTAGATCTAACAGTATGGCCAACTCAGCCATACGAATCTTCAGGTACCTGTACTATTTCTATTGCCAACCCTGCTGTTGTTACCAAAGCAAGTCACGGGTTAAGTGTTAATGATGTTGTCAGATTCGAGACTACTGGAAGTCTGCCTTCTGGATTAACTGTTACCAGAATGTATTTTGTTGAGGCAATTCTATCCGGTAGCACATTTAGGGTTACAGCATCAGTCGGCGGGTCGCCTATTGAGACTACAGGAACACAAAGCGGAGTTCATACTATAGGTAAGGTTATTGGAAATGCTGGAGACAATCAGTTTGCTGTGGTTCCTGTTGGGCCCGACGAAGAGGCAAGGATCTTAGGAAGTAAGTTAGTTTGGATTGGTGAGGAATATGAAGTTGTTGCATATGATAACGAATCTGTAACTGGACAACCGTATTCAATGCTAACGCTTAATCCTGCGTTAGTAGACAGTGTTGTGCTATACAACTCTATGCCAACTTTAAAATCAGCGGTACCTAAAGACGAGCCAGGAACTCTTACAATTCGTATTTCTTTAACTCGTGTTACAGGCCATGACTTGCTAGAAATCGGTACTGGTTCTTATGCCGATACCAACTATCCGAACGAAATCTACGGTGCCGCGGTCAATGCGCTTAATGCTGCTGCCGAAACCGAAGAACGCGGAGTAGGACGATGCTTCTATGTAACTACTGACCAGTTTGGTAACTTCAACGTTGGTCCATATTTCCGTGTTGACCAAGGTACTGGTCGAGTAACATTCTCCGCAGCTATTGCCTTAAGTAACCTAGACGGTATTGGTTTCAAACGTGGTGTTCCGATTGCTGAGTTCTCAACAGACTCTGCATTCTCTGACAACGCAACAGATACAGTACCAACAGAAAATGCAGCAAGAACCTATATCGAACGTAGGTTGGGCCTAAGTCATACTGGTTCTATTGTTCCGGCAGAAAGTTTAATACCTTCAATCACAGGCGGCTACATGGCCCTTGATGGTCAACTGGCTATGAAGGGAGCGTTGAACCTAGATAACAATAGAGTTATAAATGTAAGTGATCCAGTCGATGCACAGGATGCAGTAAACCTAAGAAGTTTAACATGGGCTAACTTCCAAGATTCAGATTTTGGAAACATACAATCTGCAGACTTGGTAACATTTACCGGTGCCGGTAACAATATTCAAAACTCTACAGTAGTAGGTGATATTAGTCTAAGCATTGACAGTACAGCGCATACAATAGATGCTCAGATTGTTCCAAACACAATTATTGATGCAGATATTAACTCCGCTGCTGCAATTGCTCAAAGTAAGCTAAACATGACAGCAGCAAGTACTAGAGCAAATGCTACCGGTATTACACAAGCTGACAGAGGACTAGCAAGTTTTGACAGTGCAGAGTTTACAGTTACTAACGGTTGGGTAACATTAAAAGATAATGGAACTCCACTAAGTGCATTGCCTCAACTAGGTGCAGATACTGTATTAGGTAACTCATCTGCTAGTACAGCTAACGTAACTAGTGTAACGTTTGCAACTGTTGTTAACGAAGGTCTTGCAATCAAGAAGTCCAACTATACTACAACAGGTTATCTACGCAGAAAGAACTCGTTGACATCTGCAGGTGATACCGGAAACGGTATTGGCGACAGTTATGAAATGGTTGAAGAATCTTCAACTAACACTGTCAGTACGCTAGTCAAGAGAGACAGCAACGGCGACTTTGCAGGTCGTGTTATTACCGGTGAGCAGTTTAAACTAGATACTAAACTATTTGCAGATACAACAACCTCCGGTGGTGGTGGTGTTATGCAGCTTTACGGTTATTCCGGGCAGGCAGCTATCTTACTAGGCGACGGAAGTCTATCATCAGACAAACGTAACTATTATGATAACGAAGGACATATCTTCCGTCCGCAGAACGGCGTTGGTTATTCTCCTATCACAGCATCAAGTATTCAAGTTACTGCACTGACTACTGGTGGTACTAGTACAGCGGGAACTATTACAGGAAACTGGGGTCTATCAGCTGGTAGTAGATTGCAAGCAACTTATGCCGACTTGGCAGAGTACTACAAGGCAGACAAGGACTATGCACCAGGTACCGTGTTGGTATTTGGTGGTTCTGAAGAAGTTACAACAGGAAATACATATGGTGATTCAAGAGTAGCAGGTGTTGTTACTACAGATCCTGCATATGTTATGAACAGCGGCTGCGAAGGAACTAGAGCATGTATTGCTTTACAGGGTCGAGTACCTTGTAAGGTAGTAGGAAAAGTTAGTAAGGGAGATCTGTTGGTAACTTCCAATATTCCTGGTGTAGCTGTTGCTGCCAAAGGAGATGTTAAAGCAGGAACTATCATAGGTAAATCTTTATCAAACTTTGATTCAGATCATATTGGCACAATCGAAGTTGCCGTAGGAAGAGCATAATGACACAAAAAACAATAAATCCAGGAGTTCCTCCATTAGTGTGGAGTAAGGTACAGCAAGAGTTTGAAAAAATAAATGATAACTTTACAGAACTTTACTCTACTGTAGAAGGAAGCGGGGGTGCTGTTGTAGACTTTACAACTCTGGGTACTAGTCTTATCCCTAGAAACAGTGAAGTATACGATTTAGGATCTCCTACCAAAAGATGGAAAGATCTTTATCTGAGCGGTAACTCATTGTATGTAGGCAACGCCCAGATTACATCCACTGGTTCAACTATTAATCTTCCAGCCGGTTCAACTATTGACGGACTCAGGGTAGACGAGAACTACTTCAAATTTGTTGCAGTTGCAGGACAAACTACAATCGAAGCTGATGAGGGAACTGACACATTAAACTTTTCCGCAGGATCTGGGGTGGAAATCACTACCAATGATGCAACCGATACATTAAGTATTTCTAATACAGGTGTCTTGAGAAACATTGCAGGGACAGGTATTGCTGTTAGTGGTGTAGGTACTGGAAACGTTACTATTACCAATGCAGGTGTAACTTCCTTAACCGCTGGAAATGGTATCGGAATAAACGCAGGCGTAGGCGCAGTAACACTAACTAACTCAGGTGTTACGAGATTAGAAGCTGGCAACGGAATGATTGTTGACGTATCTACAGGAGTCGTTACAGTTACCAATGGTTCTCCTGCATCAACTATTAGAAGTTTTGAATATGTATCAGTATCTGGTCAACCTTCAATCAGAGCAGATAATAACTCCGATACACTAAACATCGCAAGAACAGGTGCTATCACCCTAGCAACAGACGCTAGTTCTGATACTGTCACAATAGGATTCGACAATCATGTAGATATCGTTGGTTCTATTTTTGCAGACAACTCATCAATGCTAGTCGACGCTACTGGTGGACAAATCGTTGGGCCTCTTGCAGAAACAATATCAATGGTTGGTGGAGCTATCTTAGATTCTTCGGACAGCAATTTTGAAGTGCGTGGTGTTACCAATGTTAACTTTGAAGCAGAAAGTATTATCAGCTTAATCTCAGATTCACAAGGTACAGGTTATGAATGGCAGTTTGGTGATAACGGTGCATTGGATACTCCTACTGGTTTAAAAGTTGCTCTGTTAAGTGATTATAGCCCAAGTCTCGGAACCATGATGATTCAAGCTGCTAATGAATCAATTCACATACTAACTCCGGGTGATAATTCTCATGCACTTTTAGGATGGTCGTCTACTAGTGGTCTTAAACTAGCAACTATTGGATTTAATACTGACGGTGATGCACTCGAAGGTGTAAAGATCTCAGCTGGTAATTTTAGCGGAACTGTTCATGGATGGGTGTTTGGTCCTACTGGACTTTTAACACTTCCCGGCGGTGCTATACTCGATTCAGCAGATAGTAACTTCGAAGTACGTGGTATTACTGATGTTAATCTAGAAGCAGAAGGTATTGTTAGTATCGTTGCTGATGCACAAGGTACTGGTTATGAGTGGACATTCAATGCCAACGGAACTCTAAGTACCCCTGGATTTAGTCTACCTGCTACAGATGGAAGTGCTAATGCTGTGTTAGCAACTAATGGTTTAGGAACTGCAAGTTGGGTGGATCCAAATGTTCGATCATTTGTTTCGAAGACAGGCGGAGCAAGTGGTGTAATATCCACTATCTCATTAAACCCCACAGCTAACGTTAACTGGGACGAAGGTGTCTATGTTCTAGATCTAACTGGTGGTACAACAAATGCCAGTGTGCAGTTTACTGTTGACGGATCTGGAAACATTAGTTCGTCGATCATTAACGGTGGTTCAGGCTTCTCAGTATCTCAAAACATTACAGTACTAGGAACAGCATTGGGCGGTCTAACTCCAACACACGACCTAACTGTAACTGTAACTGCAATAACACAAACATTCACAGCACTGGATCTAACAAAATCTATTCAAAAGTTAGCTTCAGGCAACTTCTCTTTAGCAGACGGAGTTGAAGGACAGATTATGCATTTTGTTCCACAGTCAAGTGCTGATGTAGATTTGATAGTGGTAAGACTATCTGACGGCAGAAAGATAAACGGGACTACAGGAGTAGTCAGTGTATCAACTACTGCCGATTGGAATCCTTTTGATAAAACCAGATATAACTCTGCAGGATTAATGACACCTGCATTAGCAACTGCTGTGTTTGTAGACGGTGCATGGACGCCAAGTACAGGGTTTATTAGTTAAGGTAAATATTTAAAAGAGCGAACAATATGGCTATACAAACAATAAACATCGGTAATCTGGTCAATGACGGACTAGGCGATAACCTAAGAACAGCGTTTCAAAAAGTCAATGACAACTTTACAGAACTAGGCAATAGCATAACTGTTACGGCTTCTAATCTAAGCGCAACTGGCGAAGGGCTATTCAAACAAAAGACAGGGAATAATCTAGAGTTTAAATCTCTGTTAGCAGGTACTAAAGTTTCTTTATCAGGAACCTCAGACGCTGTTATTATTAGCTCGACAGCACCTGACGCATTTACATCCATTACAACTAATGCCGGCGTAATAGTTGCAGATGCTAACAGTCTAACTACAGACATCACTATTCAAGGTGGAGATAATCTAAGAGTAACAGCTACCGGGAGAGTAGTTACCGTTGACTCAATACTAGATCTCAACACTATATTACAGTCATACGATTTTGGTCCACTTAGTGGTAATCATATTGGTCCTGTTCAGTTTGCAGTAGCATCTGCTAACATTGATTTTGGTCTTATTAATATCGTTGACGGAGAGGAACAACCATCTAGCAATACAAGTTTAGATATGGGTTCTATTTAAGGAAACTAGAATGGCCATTACATGGATTACTCCTGCAGGTAACCTGGGACTTGTTATAGAGAGAAATATTCTTAGCATACCACTTGAAGCAACTTCTACGGTAGGTGATGTAACCTTTTCTCTCATTGCAGGAAATCTACCAACTGGATTAAGATTAGATAACGGAGTTATCAAAGGAAGCCCGGTCGAAGTTAGAAAGTTTACAGACAGCAGATTTGTTATAAGAGCATCTGATGGTATCAGTGTACTAGACAGAACATTCGGAATATCCGTAGATGGTGCGGACCTACCTAGATGGCTAACTCCAGAAGGATTTCTTAATGTGGGCCCGGGAGATGCCTATTTTGTACTAGACAATGCCCATGTCGATTTTCAACTGTCGGCAACTGATACAGACCTTACTGCTGGCGAATCATTAGAATATTATATTGTACCTAGCGGAGGAGAACTACCTCCTGGACTAAGTCTTAGCAAGGACGGGAGAATCAGCGGATTCACTGATCCAATATTTGCTGTCAACTTTAACAACAGTGCATCCGGTTCATATGATGCGCAGGCCTTTGACATACTTCCATTAGACAAAGCCGAATCAAAATCGAACGGCTTTGACACATTCTTATATGATAACACTACATTCGATTACAACGAACCTAGCCAGTCTCCTAAAAGAGTTAGTCGATTCTATTCATTTGTAGTAGGTGTTTCAGACGGTATAAACGAAGTTCGAAGATTGTTTAGAATATATGTAGTTACAGAAGAGTTTCTACAAGCAGACAACAGTATTGTACAAGTTGATACCAACATATTCCAAGCTGACTCATCAAGCGATAGAAAGCCACTTTGGATTACTGACAGCAACTTAGGTCGTTATAGAGCCAACAACTATATAACTCTATACCTTGACGTATACGACCCTCCTTCACTAACCGGACTGATTACCTATTTGTTATTGCCGACAAATCCAGATTTGTCTGCTAGTATTCTACCGCCAGGAATGACATTAGACCAATCTACCGGAGAGATTGCAGGTCGTGTTCCTTATCAAAGTGCTGTATCAAAATCATATCAGTTTACATTACAGGCCATTAACTTTCCCCCAACACTATCTACCTCCGGTTACAATGTGTTAGGAGATTGGAATACTTATACGATTTATCAAGTCAACGATGTTGTTAAGTTTCTAAATCTATTGTATGTTTGCGTTAAAATACACAGAAACCAAACCCCGCAAAACAACGAGGAGTATTGGACATTAGGTGTTTCAAGCGCAGAAAAAACATTCAATCTCGAAATCATTGGAGAGATTGAAAGTTCTATTGAATGGGTAAGCGATAGTGATTTAGGAACAATAAAACCCAATCAGCCAAGTAGACTGTTTGTTAAGGCAAATAGTCTATTCTATGGAGGACGAACATCCTATGAGTTTGTTAGTGGAACACTACCACCTGGACTAACGCTATTATCAACCGGAGTCATTGAAGGTAAAGTAAAGCAATTTGCAGATGCAACCAGTAGTGGTCTTACTAGATTTGTCGATAGAGATTCTAGTCTATCTGATTCGGTCGGATCATTTAGCTACAATACTACCTTCGACGGAAGTTCAACTAGCTTTGACAAAAAATACACATTTTTAATCAAAGCAAGAGACGGTGCAAACTTTGCAGAATCTATAAAAGAGTTTTCAGTAACCGTAGTTGCTGACAACACCAAAACTTTTGCCAACCTATATCTTAAGGCATTCCAAACAAAAGAAAAAAGATTAGAATGGTTTGATTTTATTACTAATGCTAATATTTTTAGAAGTACGGAACTGTATCGTTACGGCGATCCGAACTTTGGAATCCAAACAGAATTAAAGACTCTAGTTTTTGCAGGTATCGAAAGTGTCGAAGCTGTTAAGTACGTACAGGCCATGAGTCGTAATCATTATAGAAAACAACTAAAGTTCGGCAATATCAAATCTGCAGAAGCAAAAGATCCAAACACTCAAGAAACTATTTACGAAGTTGTCTACATCGATGTTATCGACGATCTTGAAAAAAACGGAACTAGTGTTCAGTCCACAGTCTTGTTAGCGAATAACATCAATAGTAAGGTTTTGGTCAGCTACGATGCTATCAGTATTGACAGCGATATTCCGTTAGTTAGCGATAGCGATCATCAACGAATATTTCCAAATAGTATCAAAAATATGCGTTCTCGTATCCGTGCTGTAGGCGAAAGAGATCGAGAATTCCTACCGCTTTGGATGAGAAGTATCCAAAGTAACAACTTTGTCGAAACTGGTTTTGTAAAAGCACTTGTATTATGCTATTGCAATCCTGGAACATCAGCTGGCATTATTGCTAGGATTAAAGCCAGCGAATACGATTTTAAATCTCTAAACTTCACAGCAGACAGATATCTGATTGATGTGTTGGACGGAGAGATAGAAAATAAATACCTAGCGTTTCCACAACGCGGAGAAAAACTACCATGACCAGTGCTATTAACTACGCAAGTATTGACGAAACTTTTCCTGTAGCAGGACAAGACAACGATACTCAAACCTTTAGAGATAACTTTGATACAATCAAATCAAGTCTCCAATCTGCTGCTTCTGAAATTTCAGACCTTCAGGCCAACGCAGCAAAGTTAATCGAAGACAACGATTTTGAAAATAAAATTATCAGTAGAGCTGTATTTCAAAATAATGTTGATAAAAAGTTCGACGGCGGGGCTATTACTTCTACTTTAACAGTAGATTTAGAAAACGGGCCTTATCAGATTTATAGAATCGGTTCAAGTATCAATATCGATTTCTTAAACTTTCCAACAACTTCTGATCCATTAGTTCCCGGATATGGGGTTGGTAAAGTTACATTAGAACTCTACGGAGATGATACTGAAAGAGTCCTGTCCCTAATCACTACCGGAGGAACTGTACTAATGAAGTCTCCCGGATTTCCAACTACACTATCAGTAACATCGTCAACCAATCCTACATTTATTGAAGTTTGGCAACACAGCACTGATTATATCTTTGCTCGATACCTCGGTACTTTTGAATGATACATCCATTTGAAGGTGATCTTAGCTTATTGAAAGATAACGAAGTTGAAGATAAGCTAAATGAACTTAATAGGAAGTACTATACTGCCAGTCGTTTAGGTAAACCTGAACTATTGACACAAATCGCTACATTCATTACAATATATAAAGAAGAGCTGTCAAAGCGTTACAGACAAAAAATGCAAGGCAATGACAGCGGCGATTTGGATCAATTAATTAATGTCGATTAAACTTAACAGCGTAGATGATTTAGTAGCAGGTGTGATGCGTCACGGTCCTGATATTTTAAACTATGCTGTTACAGATCCCCAAATAATAGAATCATATATACAGAGAATCTTCACAGAGCGTTTAGATTATCCAGTACCAACAGATTCTATCAACTCAAAAAACTGGTTTATTCCAAACGATTATAAAACACTCGACATTGAAAAGTTTTTACACGAGCAATGCCCGGAAGAAAATCGTCAACGTCTTATTAAAGAGATCGCACTCTTTAAAGACCACAATATGTTTGAAGTACTAAATGTCATGAAATATATTGTAGATATTCTGCGTAAAAATAAAATAGTTTGGGGAGTTGGGCGTGGATCAAGTGTAGCTAGTTATGCACTCTATTTGATAGGGGTCCATAAGATCGACAGTATTAAATACAGCATACCAATAGAAGAATTCTTCAAAGGAGAAACAAATGGGTAAGACATACACAAGCCTTCGTGGCAAACAAGTAGACATGGAAAAGTTGAGCATTCAAAACGAGCTGTTGCCGGCAGTGGGAAACATGAAAGTAAATGCTCGTGGTGACCAGTTAGGACCAGGCGGACAGATTGTTAAGACCAGAGAACAGTTGCTACAAGATTATTATTCTGCAAATCCAAGAGCAGTACCAGAAGAAACAGCTCCTAGAAAGAAAGGTTAATAATGTCCTACAACGTAAAGCATATCAAGATTCGAGCTCTGCACGACCATGTTATCATCACTGACATGGAGTTTGGAGAAATGAAAACTGCTAGTGGCATTGTAGTGCAAAGTGACAATGCAAAATCTCACGGTATTAAACCTAGATGGGGTAAGGTCTATTGTATAGGCCCTGACCAAAAAGATGTTAATGTTGGACAATGGATTTTAGTAGAACACGGACGATGGACCAGGGGAATCACTATTGATGACGGGTCTGGCACAAAAGTAGTACAAAGAGTCGATGTCAATGCTATTTTAGCAGTAACAGACGAAGAGCCCAATGATTTCTATATAGGCAATGAAATTAAGAACGGAGATAGTATTACAGTCCGTCCCGAGGATTTTGGTGCAAGGTAATGGGCTTTAGAAAAAACTGGGACATTGGGGATATTGCGAATGCTATTCGCAGTATCTCTCGTGAAACTAACAGCTCATACAACGACGGATTTACCCAATGGGGCTGCAAACAAGACCTGTATCTAATCAAAGAAGTTTTAGATAGAGAACTAGAGAAGTCTCCAAACTTCGGAGAAATGGAAGATGCATGGTTGAAAGACCTAGAACAAAAGCGTATAATTAAGATTTTAAAGTCTTAATATATGATTATTGGCATTGTAGGGTACGGATATGTTGGACAGGCCGTAAGAGAAGCTCATAAGTACAGCGATGAGATTCTAATCAAAGATCCAAAATATCCAGATAGTGTTAACTACGCAGACCTAACTAAATGTGATGCTATTTTTGTCTGCGTTCCTAGTCCGTGTGTAGATCCTACATTAGAAGACGGTCGATGCGATACATCGATCTTAGAACAAGTTCTTAAAGATCTTTTGTTTGTTCTGATCAACAAACAAATCCCAATCATCTGCAAAACAACTGCACCTCCGAGCGTGTATGTACGTTTACAACAACAATATCCAAACATTGTTCACATTCCTGAATTCCTAACGGCTGCTAATAATATCGTTGACTACCAGACTGCCGAGTATCAAGTAATGGGAGGTCATCCCAACTGGACTTCTAAGGCCGAGGTAACCGTGCGTAGGGGAAGATGTGTTAATCCAGGCGGCCAGAGATTTGTTAATGTTCCAATTCAGACTGCGGCATTGTTCAAATACATGATGAATAGTTACCTAGCAATGAAGGTAACCTTTATGAACGAGTTTAAAGAACTCGCCGATGCCCAGGATACCAGTTGGAACGACATCAAATACCTATTAACGTTAGATAACAGGATCGGACAAACTCATATAAATGTTCCGGGAACAGATGGTCAGAAAGGTTGGGGCGGTGCTTGTTTTCCTAAGGACATAGCTGCTATAATAACAGAAGCATTAGATAAAAATATCGACTTTGAATTAATGCAACAAGTCGAAACTATTAATAAAAAACATAGGAAATTATAATGACAAATCCGTTCCGTGATCAAGCGAAGTTTATGAAAGCCTGTGACCAAAGCGTCACTGGTGATACCCCACAGTTTGACATGTACGTTAAACTGATTCAAGAAGAAAACAAAGAATTGCTAGAAGCATTGGCAGCAGGTGATGAAGTAGAAACACTTGATGCACTAATCGATATTCTAGTTGTTACTATTGGTGCTATTCATTCAATGGGCGCAGACGGCGAAGGCGCATGGAAAGAAGTTATGCGTACTAACTTTGCTAAGATCGATAGTGAAACAGGTAAGGTTCGCAAACGCGAAGATGGCAAGGTGCTCAAACCATTAGGTTGGACGGCTCCTGAACTTGCACCGTTCCTTAAAAAGAATGACTAACGAAGAATATTTAAAACGTATACGAGCTCACGGAGCCGAGCTACGGAAAGATCCTGTAAAGCTCAAAGAGTTCATGCGTAGGGTTATGGGTCCTCCCCATAAGACGTTAGAGGGCGATGAGAAACAGCATACAATGCTTCTACTAAATTTAACTAAGCCTTACAAACAAACTAACAATCAGCAAAGCTGGACTGACTATTACATGATAGGTGAAACAGAATATCATGTTACATACTTTCCAGGCAGCGACGAGCCTATTATTGACAAAATGTTACCAGAGGAAGAAGAATGAAGACTGGATTTACATGTTCGACCTTTGACTTGTTTCACGCAGGTCATATTATGATGCTCAAAGAAGCTAAAGAACAATGTGACTATCTAATAGTAGGATTACAAACTGATCCAACTATCGATCGCCCTAATAAAAACAAACCTGTACAATCAGTGTTTGAAAGATATGTACAGCTACAGGCTTGTAAGTACGTAGACGAAGTAGTTGTATATGCTACGGAAAAAGAACTAGTTGACATATTGCTTAGTTACCCTATAAATGTTAGAATACTAGGTGCAGAATACCGAGATGTTGAATTTACTGGCAAATACCAATGTATCGATAATAATGTAATCCTACATTTTAACGAACGCAGGCATAGTTTCTCAACAACAGAATTACGTCAACGAGTAGTTGATGCAGAAAGGATTAAAAATGGAAATACAACCTAAGGATACAAGCCGAGGACATTTTTATGTTAGCTTGGCAAAAAGTGTTATCCGCATTGGCGCGGGTATTGCTTTGATCATGGGGTTTCCTGTGTTATGTGGTGCCAGTCTTATTGTTGCTGAGGGACTTGGTATTTTAGAGGAGATGGTATGAGCATAAAAGAACTATGGGTTGAAAAATATAGACCTAAAACATTAGATGAATATGTCTGGAGAGACGAAGGACAAAGAAGGCAGGTTAGTTCGTGGGTTACTGACAAAAGTATTCCTCACCTACTGCTGAGCGGAACACCTGGTATTGGAAAAACTACTATGGCTAAAATGTTAGTACACGAGATTGGTATTGAACCATTCGATGTGTTAGAGATTAACGCCAGTCGAGAAACGGGTATCGGTGTTGTTGTACGTGAAAAAATTACAAACTTTGTACAGATGATTCCATATGGTCCGTTTAAGGTTGTACTACTCGACGAGGCTGATCGATTGAGCCCTGAGGCACAAGATGCTCTCAAAGGTGTTATGGAAGAATATTCTAGATTTGCTAGATTCATTTTAACATGCAACACTCCTAGTCGTATTGTTCCTGCACTGCATAGTCGCTGCCAGCAGTTTCATTTTACTAAACTTGATCAAACTGAGTTTACTGCAAGAGCCGCAACTATCTTAGTAGAAGAAAATATAGAGTTCGATCTCGACAATCTCGATCTCTATGTGTCAACTACATATCCAGATTTAAGAAAATGTATCAATCTACTGCAACAAAATTGCAGTGAAGGAAAACTGCATCCTCCTGCTAAGAGTGACTCGGGGCTTGCCGAATGGAAGTTCGACATGGTTGAACTTTTTAAAGCAGGCAAAATTAATGAGGCTAGAAAAATGCTTTGCGGTAAAGTACAGGCCGATGATATGGGAGATATCTATAGATGGCTGTATGATAACATCGAAGTCTTCGGTGACGACGAGAAGCAGTTTAAAGCTATTCAGATCCTAAAACAAGGTATGGTCGACCATACCTTGGTAATCGATCCAGAAATTAATCTCAGCGCAACATTAGCTAGATTAGCAAGACTATAATGAAAGAAAAGTTTGTTAACATGTACATGGATTGGGCGGAAAGAGCAGCCCAGCTTAGTCATGCTAAAAGATTACAGGTTGGGGCCGTCATTGTCAAAGACGATAGTGTTATCAGCTACGGGTACAATGGTATGCCTGCTGGGTGGGATAATAATTGCGAATATGAAGTTCTTGTAGAAGAAGATAACGACTACACAACAGAACTTAAAACAAGACCAGAGGTACTTCATGCTGAATCTAATGCGATTGCAAAGTTGGCCCGTTCGAGCCAAAGTGGTAGTAATGCTAGTGTTTTTATTACTCATGCTCCTTGTCTTGATTGTGCCAAACTTATATACCAAAGCGGCATATCTAATGTATACTACCGCAATAGTTATAGGGACATGGCGGGATTAGAGTTTCTTAAAAAGTCAGGGATAGAAGTAAACAAAGTGGGGGAGTGATCCCCCACTTTTTATTTGTCACCGTATATAGCTAGTATCTCCTTAACTGCTTCATGACGTTCTACGTCTTGCACTGTAAACTTACATAGATCTACATATCTATGTGCATCAAAGTCATTATACAACTTCAAAAATTCTAGAAGTCCATTGTTACTTGGGCGGTCTGCTTGTTGTAGGTCTCCAGTTACAACCATTCTTGATCCGGTTCCTAATCTAGTAAGTAACATCTTCATTTGGCTTGGCGTTGCATTCTGCATCTCGTCAGCAATAACTATCGCGTTTTTGAATGTTCTTCCTCTCATATATGCTAGAGGGCTAGTTTCAATCACTCCTTCTCGTACAAAGTTTTCGATTTCTCTAGCATTGAAGTTTTCAGAAAATACATCAAAAATAGGCTTGGTCCAAGGCGCCATTTTTTCATTTAGATCGCCTGGGAGGAATCCATGTTCCTCGTCTACGGAAACAGCAGGTCTTGTAACAATGATCTTATCAACATCTCCATACTTCAACTGATCAACTGCCCACTGAACGGCCAGCATGGTTTTTCCTGTACCGGCTGGGCCGATAGCAAAAACTATCATTTTCTGGGGATCGTTTAGTTTGAGTAAGTAAGTCTCTTGACTTAGATTCTTGGGATATATCTGGACTCGCTTGCGCTTTTCATTTAGACGTTGATCAATATTTATAACGTTATCTTGAAAACGTGGGTCATAATGCTGACTTGATTGCTGCTGTTGCGCTTTTTTTCGCTTCATATTAAGGTTAGCCCTCCTTTAACGTGTTAGGCACGGACCTCAAACCGCTTGTGTCCGTGTCCGAACACATTTGTATTTAAGACGAGATTCAAAAAGATATAAGTTATGTTTAAGTTTTGACGATAAATACAATGGGAGATATCATGGCAGACATTAAAGACATTATAGCAAATATAGAACAGGTTTACGGTTCTAACAACAGCCTAAATTTACTCAAAGACTTCGAACGTGTTATTGACGAACTAGACACCTATGTTTACGATAACTGGATCGACGGCGAGCTAGTAGAAGGGCCCAAGGAAACAAAGTACTGGGTAGAATGTACTTTTATGTGGCCTAAAGAAAAAATGCCCGAACCCAAGGGCGGCATGAGATTATTAGAGTACGGATGCAAAGTACAGTTTGCAGAATCTGAAATAGCATCTGTAAGAAAAATTAAAACACCAGGCGATATCAGACCAGGAACACGAAAAGGCAAGATTGACCACAAGCCAATATGGATGGTTAAGATTGCAATGCCTAAGAAGTTGATGAACGATATCAACAGAGGCTATACAGAATTAGATAAGAACAAGGTTGACGATCTATTAAATCAAAATAATAGATCTGGAGAGATACAAGCGGCCGACGAACAAGTACAGGACATGACAAATGCAGAAGAACAATCAGCACCAGCAGCTTAATGAAGGTCTGCGTCCGTTGGATCTAAAAGAAATGGTACATCCTATGTTCGACGTAGATACATTTAGATCAAAGATGGGCGAAGATAGAGATGTCTGCGTTTTAAGTTTCTATGTTAAAGATCGTGCTCCAGCAAATGACCTCATGGAGTTTATCGAGAAAGGATATCACTTTGTTCTTGACTCCGATGTAAGCTCCGGAGAAAATGACAAAGGTGAATATCACGTGTTCGTCGAACTAGATAGGTCGGGCAAACTTGCAGAGAATATTAGAGAGTTAACCTACGGTATTAAAAAGTTAACAGGCATTGAGGACTTTAAGTTTAAGTATCATAAGAAAAGCGGAGAACACGAAGTCTCTGAAGAAACACTTAGATCAGTTATTCCTCAAACTCCAAGAGACTACGACGGACTAATGCTAAACATCAAGACTGAAGGTATCAAAAAGTTTTTCAACAAGACTCTGATGGATGACCTAACTATCGAAAACGATATTATCACAATACATAAAGCATTTGATAAAAAAGTTCAATTGCGCATGGTCAAGGAAGCAACAACCGAATCCATCTTAGAAGGTGTTACAGATGCTATCACGATGGATCAAGATGCTATGAGCGAAATATTTTGGCTCACAAAAGTTTTAGGCGACTACAACATTAATAAGGTAGGCGACAACTTTATGTTTGACAATAACGGTCAAGCAATGTTACTACAAAGGATATAACAATGAGTTTCACATTTGATTTTACAAAAGAACAACTAGCACAGATGATTCCAGGTAATCCTTACTTGGATAACTGGTACAGTGCTTTAAGCGAAATCTTACCGGAATACGAAATCAATACTCCACAACGTGTAGCATCATTTATTGCTCAGTGTGCTCACGAATCTGGAAACTTTAGATTGCTTAAAGAAAATCTAAACTATAAGGCCGCTAGTTTGAGAAAAGTGTTTCCTAAATATTTCCCCGACGATGCTATTGCCGCTGCATATGCAAACAAACAAGAAATGATTGCTAACCGTGTTTACGGTAATCGTATGGGCAACGGAGACGAAGCATCGGGAGACGGCTTCCGTTACTGTGGTCGTGGACTTATTCAGCTGACCGGTAAGGACAACTATAGCTGGTTTGCAGCAAGTTTAGAAATGCCTGTTGAAGATGTTCCGGAATACCTAGCAACCTTTGAAGGTGCTGTTCAATCAGCTTGCTGGTTCTGGGAAACAAACAACCTAAACCAATGGGCTGATAAGGGCGACATCCTAACAATGACTAAGCGTATTAACGGCGGTACTATTGGTCTTGAAGATCGCATTAAGCATTACAATCACGCACTACACGTTCTAGGTTTATAAAATGTGGGCTTTTTCTTTTGTTCCTGATTCTTTTTTGATCTATATAGTTAACACTATATTGATTGCAGGAGCTATTAGTTCATTCCTTACTTTTTTTGCTATCAACAGATTACTGAGATATTTTCCAGCAATCGCACCTTATTATTTGATATTACAGATAGTAAGTGCTCTGCTACTAGTTTCAGGCATTTATCTCAAAGGCGGATATAGTGTTGAAATGGAATGGCGTGAAAAACTA